CAATTATTGAGTTTCTAAATGTTTGGAAATCAGACGCATTAGAAAATGCTGATACGAATCCAGCAGGTAAAGTAGCAGATGGACCATAAATTGTAACTGTATCATAAGATCCTACTACATATCCAGTTGCATCAGCTAATGGAGTAGAAGCACTTAATAAAGCTTTAGGATCTCCAGCTTGTCCGGCAATACCAGCAACTTTCATAGTAGTTGAACCTTTTAATCTATCGTAATTAAAAGAGTTAATAATATTACCATAATAAGAAAGGAAATCTAAAGTTGTAGGTGTTTCAGATTCAATAGTATGTCCAACTAAATCTATTTGATCTGCAGAAATTTCTTCTGGATCATCATCTAATTTTTCATTATCGAAACCTAAAAGAATACCGGTTTTAGAAGTTTCAACATTAACTAAATCTTCAATATAAATGTTTTCTCCATTTTTAGTTTGGAATTCTGGAATTAAAGATCCAGTATAAACTCCTAATACATTTACTTGTGGTAAATTTAAGAAAGAAGATAAACCATCTCTTTCGAATCCATAATTATCAATGTATACTTTTTTAAGACCTTTGTCTTCAAAATAAGGTCCAAAAATTGGATCGATAGAAAGAGAAGAGTAATTAGAAAAATCTCCTTCTACAACAATAACATCAATAATATAATCACTAATGTAATCGTTTTCATTGATATATTCAGGAACTTTTCCAACTCCAAACCAATCTTTTGCAAGGATATCAAATCCTAAAGCATCAGATTTTCTTGTTATAATAGAAGTTGTTTTTCTACCTACGTTTGCAAAATTTAATAATCTCCTAAAAGAAGCAGATTGATTAATGTTTGCATATTCAACTAATGCGTTTGGATCAGTAAACCAGAATTTATCTCTATTAAAAAAACTAGATACTGGAGCTGTTACTGTAGGTGAGTTAGCAACTGATGCTGAAGTTGAAATTGATTTGAATTGACTAGTATCGACTGCAGTTAAATTTAATAAATTTAATACGATAACTGGTCCTCTTTCTAAACATGTAAGAGCGGTTCTGTGGAAGAAAGATCCTTTTCTTTCTAATGCAGTGTCAATATCTCCAAATACTGTCTTAAAAAACACTGAGTCTTGAACGAAAACTGGAGTGTTAAAAGGACCTTTTTTAGAAAATCCGATGATTAATCGAATAGTCTCAGCTGGGATACTGATGATTTGGCTCTTGTCAAATTCCAAACGATAAACGCCTGAAGATTTGAATTGTAATAAACTTGGTGAAAGTGCCATTTGTTTTAACTATTTTTTTAGGTATATATCTCAATTCATACTTAAATTATTCTAGAAATAATCAAACATAGAGTCGTCGTCTCCTCCATTATCTCCTTTATATTTCGATTCAATACATTCATCTATAGATTTTTGATGTAAAGGATCAATTAGATCGTAATATTCTTCAACTATTTCACTAAAATCTAATGTATCGAAAAATGAAGAAGAGTTGACAACCGTCATAAATATATCATCATTACCGGTTTGTGCAGAATATGTTCCATTAGGATTTCTAGAGAATAATTCTGCTTCTCTAATTCCAGACTTTTCTTTAAGTACGATTCTTCCTTGAGATATTAATTTCTTTGTTTTTTCACAAAAAAGTTTTTTAGAATCTTTTTGAATTCTCAAACCTGGATTTTTTACCTTTGCCCCAATTCTATGGTAATATCTAACAACAACTTCTTCATCAAAATCATTTGTGTTAGGATAAAGAGTAACCAAATTCTTTAATAAATGAGATCCATAAGTATTATACTCAATTATTAAACGAAGGTTTTCTTGATTAAATACATCTACACATAAAGCGTATAATATTTTTGAAGAGTCATCTATGTTATGTAAATTAGATCTAAATATACCAATTTGATTAAGAGAGAAAAAATCTAATATTGAACTAGGAGAAGTTATTTTATTCATATCAGATATAGGTAGACAATCAATTTTAAATATATTAAATACTGTATAATCTTTACCTATCCCTTCTCCTATATCAACAACAATAACAAAGAATTCATTTTCACTTTCGATAAGATCCATATCAAATTCTGGATCCCATCTTAAAGCTGAATAATCTATACATAAGTCATCTAAAGGATCTATTTCTCGGAATTCAAAATCTATTTCATTTCTTTTCATTCGAATAAGATCTTCTGAAGAAAGCAATAAAGATGAAGAAGAAAGGAATTGACATCCATATTGCTGATTAAATGCTTCTTCACTTCCTAAGTTTGCAATCTCTCTAGCTTTCCATGCCTCATCTCTACCAGGAACATCCCACCAATCTACTTTAATGGCAGTATATTCATTCATATTATTTACTGCACCTTCATATAAATCATGGAATAAATCATATCCATTAGGAGTAGATGTAATAATTACTCTTGATATTTAGAAGATGAAAGCGTAGGATATACGTTTTCGTAAAATGGTTTTTTAATACTTTCTTGAATATGAGCAAACTCATCCAAGAATAATAAGTGGATTGTAAATCCAATACCACCAGTTTTTGTAGTGTTTTGTCCGATAATTCTACATTTATTATCGAACATCATGGTCATAACGTCCTTTTTAACTACTCCAGGTTTAAGGAAAAATGGAAGTCCTTCCATAATTGCCTTAATTTTATCCATGATTTCTTTCGTAGTAGCTCCTTTATTGGACATAAGAAGCACATTCTTATCAAAGTGGAATAATAAGAACCATGTTAAAAATATAGAAGATGTAATGGTTTTACCAATTTGTCTAGGTGCTAAGAATATATTCCAACGGTTATTTTGATAAGACCTTAGTACCATTTCTTGATATGGTCTTAGTTGGATTTTCATATAACCTTCATCGGTCATTACCTGACAATAGGTGTTTGCAAAATGTATTATATCTTTAGCACAAAGCTTTAATTCTTCGTATTCCCACTCAGTATATTCAAAAGATATATTTCCTTTTTTGTAATCAGGATTTCCTTCATAAAAAGGATGGTCAGTCGGTTGATAACCCTCTTCCATCGATGCAAGAATTTTTTCTACTCTTTCGGTAGTCCAAATTAATTTATTATCATCTTTTTCTTCTTTGAATTCTTTTACTGCAAACATAAAAATTATTCTTCGTCATCATACCCATATTCAGATCTCATATCATCTAATAATTGATATTGATCCTCTTCGGATACCTCTGGTATATTTGTTGTATTTTGGTTTTTCTTTTTTAAAAATTTAAAACTCTGTTTGATTTTCTGAATCGAAATCAGTTTCATCAATTTCTTCATTTCCTAGTTCTGCCTGTATTTCTTTCATCAAGTTTCTAGTACCTCTTTTTACGTTACCTACGCCTTGATTTTTAGGAGTTACATCAATAGATTCAGCATCTCTGTAAATATCAATGTCTCTCTTTAATTTTTTAAGATTTTCTTCAGCAGCCATCATATGCAAGGTTTGATGTTTCATAATATCTAAAAGAGTTTTCTGTAAACCACCTAAAACTTCAAACATCCTAGGTGAAACTTCTCCGGCATCAATACTCCTCATTAGTATAGTTATAGCATGTTCAGCAGTTTTCATTTGATAAATCAACTGAGACATGGTCATAACATCTACTTTAGCCTTTAACTGAATATATTCATTTTTTTGTATAAGTTCTTCACTTAAATAAAATTTTAACAAAGAATTCATTAATTTCTTTGCACTATTTGTAGATTTACTTCGTTCTTCTACATAGTCCATTGGTTCATGTTCATTAAAAGCTGGCAATCCAGAACTTGGTCTAGATACGTCATCATCATTCAAAAGGTCATCAATTGATCTTCTAATTGGGTCTTGTTGTTCGTTATTCTCTTCCATAATTCTATTATATGCTATATATCGTTTAAAAATTTCCATGAATAACCATTGGCAAATGGCCTCTCTCCTTTAAGTACCTTACAAATGTTAGGTTTAGAAAATCCTTCAGGGTATCCTTCCCATATCTTAACTAAATTACCTTCTTTATCATATTGTCCAATCTCCTCAGTTAATTTATTATGCGGAATCTTACCAGATTTTTTTAACTTCCATTCACTATGTTTTTTATCAGCTTCTTCTTTTCCATATTTTTCTAACCATATATCATACATAGATTTTCCAAACATTGGGTTGTTTTCACCATCAAAATTCATTTGTCCTAATCCTGTCTTATGGAAATTTTCTTTAGTCCAATCTGAACGGAGTTTCTTCATTTCATCAGCACGTTGTCCATGTCTTTGTTCATATGAAACTCCTTTTTGCGATTTAGAAACCGATTCTGATAGATTTTTTATATGGATTGCATACCTTTCTCTATCATTTTTTAAAAGGTCCCACCATTCTTTTGATTTATTAGATTTGTGTAATTTTTCCTCATCTGTATAAATCTTCCCAGAAACACCTTCACCACCATCACATAAATTTAGAAGAGGTCCTGCATTTTTATCTTTTCTACCTATTAAATCTATTGTTGATTTTTCTAATTCAAATGCAGATGATTCTGTTAAGTTTTCAAATAATTTAATTTTGATAACTTCAAGTCCTAATTTTTTGATTTTTTGAATCTTTGCTCTTTTATGAGTTTTAGTATCTTTTGGTTTATCATGACCATCTATTCTAGCTCCTTTACCCTTACCAACATAAAATGGCTCGTATTCAAAAATAAAATTTTCGAATTGAAATTTACCGGGTTTTGTAGGATCTAATAAAATATAGCAATAATACATATCGTTTTTATTTTATATATTCGAGATATGATAAAGGAATATCGCCTTTAACGAACATACTCACGGATTAATCGCAAAGGAGGAATTGCATTGTCTATTAGTAAAGTATATCTTGAATCCTTAACTACATATTGATTAAGTAATAAAGGTTGTTTTTCTTCTTCTATTGATTCTGACCAAACTCTTACGTTTGTTATACCAAGCTTACCAGAACGTAATTCAAATGTATTATTGTAATTAATTTCTGATGGAACTATAGATACAGATTCAGTAAAAATTCTTTTTAAATCGGTTGTTTTATTTTGAGAAGGTTGGTTATTATTGTATTTCATTTCCCAAATATGAATGGATAATTGACTGTAATCATTCATATGATTTATAACTAAACCATACCAACTTTCTTTCTTTAATACTGGTATTTTAAATGTATGTTCGAATTCGTTTATCTTAATAGTAATACCAGAAGCTACTGCTGTATTAGGAGTAGATCCTTCAGTATAATCTAAAGTAAACCTATATCCTTTTTTCTCAAAATCAGAAAATCCATCTAATAAAATGTCGAAAGTTTCTGGAGATTTTAAAAAAGTGCTTTTTGTAGTTTTAAACCACATAGAAAAAGCAGTATTGTCATTTATGGATCTATTCACAGGAAGTTTATATTTAACAGCTAATTCACCCCAAGTCATAGACTTAGACAAATCATAAAAATATTTACCTACGACAGTAAAATAGTTTGTTAAATCTTTTACTTCAATAGCTAATTTTTCATTTATTTTATCTCTAACTTTATCAAATCCGCCAACAGAAGTAGTTGTATATTGCTGAGGTTTAGTTATATCCAAAAATTCTTTATCAATTTCTGGTTGTAAAATTTCATCAAAATCTTCTGCTAAATCATCTATATATTCTGCAATTTCTGGAATCTCCTTCATTACATTGGCTTTATCTTGCCATTTATATAACATAACTTTATAGTAAGCTTCTGCTGCCATAAAATCTCTGTATAAATATGCAGAATGAACTTCAAATAATCTATCAATTAAAGGAAAGTATAAAAAATCTTTTTGTTCAGGTAAATCATCATAACCAAATGCTCTTTCGAAATGTTCTTTAACTATATGAACTTCAATACCATCGCCAAAGTCCATATCAAATGGAAGGAATTTAATAGCATTATCTGGTAATGCATTATCCGGTACCAATATTTTTATATCTTTAACATCGGTAACTTCAAATAACGAATATTCTTTAAGAACTGCATCTGCCGATTCTAATTTAGCTTGTGTTTTAAAATATCTAACACAATGTCCAAACATTTCGGATACTGCACATGAAAGATCTTTCCATAATCTAATTCCAGGACCCATTACATCATAAGGTCTAAATAAATTTTGATTATCACATTTTAATGTTATTCCACTACTAAAATTAGTAGTTACGCAAGAATTTGCTTTACATGAACTTTGAACTGGAAATTGAGCTTCATCTGGTAATTCAGGACTAGGTTTATGAGTCAATTCAATAAAAATATTCTCAATTTTTCTAGCACCAGTTTCTGATCCTCTTCTAGTAAATCTTAATTGTATATCAAAAGAATCTTTCTTAAGTATGTTATCGTATACTTTTTGTATATTTGAATTTAAAATTCCGTTTAATTTAAAACTCTCCCATGCTGACCAAACCACATGAGGTTTACCGGATGCTCTGTCTAATTGAGCAATATCGTATGACCATCTAATATCAATATCATATCCATTTTCTATAGTATCTAAAGGAGAAATATCAAATGATATTAAATCTATTGATTTAACATTTAAAAATGGTTCAGAAAATGAAATCAATAAAGTATCGCCAGACCTATATGTTATATTGTTTGCTGATAATAAAAGGCTATATCTCATATCAAATCTTTATTATTTTTTAAATACAGAAAATAATAAAGTGATAACTATTCCAATAATAGATGTATAAACTATCCAAAGAGCTTTATTAACTCCGTCTCTCCAACTTTCAACATTCTCAAGGCGATTCTTCATATTAGGAATCTGTTCAATATCATCCTCAAATCTTTCTAATTCATCAGTATTTTTATTGATCCTAACAATTACCCCATCATCTGGGTTAAATAGTCTCTTTTTAAAATACTCCAAATCTTCTTTAATGAATTTTTGATCTTCACTTAATGATTGGATGTGATTTTTGATAGCCTCTAATTCTCCGTTAGGTAATTTAGTCTTTATTACTTCTAACGCAGATAATATCTCTTCAATTCGTTGGTCGTTTGTAGCCATTTAGACAGAATTTTTTATATATATCATTCTTCTACAATAACTAATACAATACTATTGTCTTTTTGTAATTTTTTTCCAAATAATAAATTAATATTTTGAATTATAAATAGATCTTCTGATTCCGGATCAGAAATATTTAATTCTGTAGTATACCCTTCTAATGAATCAAATAATTCAATAGCTGAAATTTCAAAATAAGGTGTTTTATCAAAAGGATTTGGTTGATATAAACCTAATATCTGAAATACTCTTTTACATTCGGTTAGGAATTCAGAAGTACAAATATGAGGTAAGTCAACCCTTGAATGTATTATTCTGAAGTCAAATTTAATATGATCTTTTACTTTCCTAGAATAAACTAACGAATCAGAAACACTAACTTTTATATACTTAGCTCGATCAAACCTAAGTATCATTAACTTAATAAAATAAATAGATGTTATTGATTTATTCAAAGATTGCTCAGGAGTAGAATCAAA